CTGTTTTGCATTGTAATCCCTTGACTTTTGACCCGCCCTACCTTTATTAATTATTTATCTCTACTCATGACTAATACTTTTTATTTCTTCTGCTGTCTTTGTGTTGTGACAAGATATACATAAGCTCTGTAAGTTATCAAGGTCTAGCTTTGATCCTCCTTGAGATATTGGCACTATGTGATCAGTTACTTGAACCGATACTACATAACCCTTTGAGTAGCATCTAATACAAAATGGGTTTAACTTCTTGTGATACTTGCTCACTCTACGCCATACACCAGAGTTATAGAACTTCTGGCTTGCTTGGTCTCTTCTTGCTCTATTGTACTCCTTGTGTGTGTTAAGCCTCTGCTGTTTCTTGCTGGGAGCGAATGCTGGCCTATGTTGCGGCGGTGACATTGGCATTAGCTAGATACCTGGTCTTGTATTCTTAAGTACCACTCTCTCACGTAAGTTCTCCCGCCATTAGTGACCACTGTATTCTTTAGCTTATACGTTTGACCTGTCGTTCCCCCTGACAACCAAACTGTTGCCGTTGTAGTCGTGTTCGTTTCACTATCTATAGTGATACCTGCGTCAACTACCCAATTGCTAGATGCTATCGTGTCAGACCCCAGCAATAACGATAGATCATGCTGATAGTCAAGAACTGATGATGCACTTTTATATTCCATATAGAATACTCACTGCTAATTAATCTTCCTGGTTGCGTTTGTATATAATACTCTATTATCGGTTTTATTAGAAACAACCCTTTTGTCGCTAACTGCTGTTACAGTTCTGTTTACCCCTAGCGCTGGTTGCGATAAGTTAGGAATTATCATTTAAAGCTCCTTCCAAGCTATCCCGCCTTCTACTGTTGCGGAACTGCTGCCGCCAATGCCTCTGACACACAATACAATCTGATCCCTTGTCCCGTCTATAGCCGCACCTAGCTTTAACTCATCTGAGATACTAGCAGCATCTGACCCGCCAGCCCCATTGCCTCCGCTTGATTCAGAATAACCTCCCCCTATTTCAGTCCCGCCAGTTACTGTATTAACAGTAGCGCCCAAGGCTGTTTGGCAGTCACTGTTATCTAAATCGCTATATGTGAACGTCCCTGATACAGATGGATTAAACAATATAACCCATTCTACATACTCACCAGAGCTTTGAACTTGCAAAGCTCCGCTAACAATTTCTACAGTAGTACTTAATCGATCTGACTTTAATCTAATACCAACAACAGCATATAGTGTGCCCTCTACTGCCGTTTCGACTGAAGCGCCCGCTGTTGATTCTCTATGCAGAACACCAACTGATTCAGTACCACCTTCTGATATTACCGCTGAACATATTACGCGCATAGAGCAAACGCCGCTCGATGCAGTAGTAACCATTTGATACCGAATAGGGAGGTTAGGGTTGCTACACCAAGGGATTTGGGAATTATTCGCCTGCCCGCTTTCGTGAACATAGTATATGATTCCGTCTATCTCCACGCCAAACCTCACTCTACCTAGTGAGAGCCATTGGAAATCGAATACAAATATCTGTCCTTTGCTCCAGTCAGCATTTATTTTACTGGGGTTCTCTTCTGTTTCAGATCCATCTAGCTTGTCTATATTCCACGATGATTGATAAATCACTGTATCAACAGCCGAGCCTGAATCGCTAGTTCTTATAGTAACGCCTATTTCTCCAGCGTTTGAAGCAAAGAATAAGCCATTATCATCATCAAAATAGCCTATTCTTCGCTCACAGCCCGTTTTTGTTTCGCCCGATAATTCCAGTACGCCAGTAATTAAAACTAATTGCGACTTACCTGGCTGGTAATCGAACCGGCGGAATGTCTGCCTTGTAAAAACACCCGCTGTCGAATCCGTGCTTACGAAGTCAATATAGGGCTTGTATTGAGTCGGTGTTGTTGATGTTATACCGCTGCCGCTCTCTAGGGCCTCATCCCAAAATAAAGGCTGTTTGTCAGAAGACAGCATCTTAGAAGCAAATAGAGTTACTGGCTCGCAAATTCTTCTGCGCCCGAACGCTCCCAAAGAGCGCCCATCCATCGGCTCAGTAAGCACCTTCTGATACTTAATACCGCCGCCAATCTCTTTAGCCGCGTACGTTTCCCCAGTACCGGGCAATATCGTATTATCAGCCACGGCTAGACCTATTCATCATTTTTGTAAAATTCAGCATGTGTTTGCCCTTAAAAGGTAATATTAACCTTATTTTACCACAGGCGGCATAAAAGCGATTAAATCTTATTCCTTTTCTTTTTCCTGCGCTCCTTTTTATAGTGCAAATATACTTTATGATATATGTGTATGCCTACCAGCAACGCGATGCAAAGAAGGGCGAATGTCACTATATATATCCACATTTGACCCCCCTAATCTTAGTATAGCGCCGAAACCAGAGCCAAAAACCTGAACCGCGAGCATGAGAGTAAAGGCTAAATACATGTATGAATCGTATGATTGAGCTATCATTTCTGGGTGCAACCCGGTCATTAGCCCGTATGCCCCAAAAGCGTGCCCGAATAGGTTTACCACAAGAAACCCGCTAAAAATAACTGTCCAAACAGACGCGGTTATCATTCCGCCTATTACAAGAAGCCAAATTATGAACAAGCTGCATAAGTCCAAGGCCCCTAATGCGACAAAATCATAGATCAGGCTAGGCAGCCCTGCAAAATAACTTCCAGCCGACTCAACAGGCCGATAGCTAATAGCCTGCAATGACTCGATTATTAATATGTTGAAAGCCCACCAAATAGCCACCAAAGGCCAAACTGACTGCTTTTGCGCGAAGTTAACTACTAGACTAAACCCGAACATCATCGCAATCATAGATATCCATAGCCAAATCAAAGTGTAAGTCGGGACAGCTAAACCCATTAAATGAACTATAAAACCGGCGTCACCCCACCAGAAATAATTAATTGCCGAGACACATAATATAAAGATTAGCCCAGCAACAGCTTTATGCATCACTTCCACCGTATTCAGACGCTATGCCCTTGCACTTAAGCGCGGCACAGAAAACCTTTGTTAGTGAGTCATGATGGATGCATGACTGATATGCTCTGTCCAGAGCAGCCGGAGTAACTACTATCTGATAGTCCCCTGACTCTAGCCACATAATTATCGCGTCAGCAGTTTCTTCGTGCGTGTTTGTGTTCAAAGATAAAGCCACGTCTCGGTCTATTAAACCTCTATTTCCGCCCGGCATATATTTTACCTCTCATTGTATTGATGTCTTCGATGGCGCTCTAAATCTCTTCTGAGCGAATTTATTGAATCTTGTAAATTCCTATTTCTTTCGTCTTGTAGCTGCCTATACAGCATTGGTGGGTGCTGAAGTACCTCTAGGTCGGTTATCCTTATATCCATTCTTCCAAACTGAACTAGGAACCCGACTGTAGCACCACCAAATGACAATGCCGCTGTTAAAATTACTTTACCCACAAGTGCGGTTATTTTTTCAGCAGCCATGTTAAATATAATCTTTTGTGATCAGAAGTCTATAAGAACCTTCTTCATGAACCAATCTATTAATTTCTAAACACGCTTTTTTAGTGCTAGATAATAGCCGGTCGTTCTCTACATCGTAAGCATGACTAGCGCCAACACAACCGATAAAATTCTCAACCTCATTACCTGCATGAACGAAAAGGCACTTGTAGCGTCCGGTTTCGCCCCTACCTGGAGAGTCTTTTCTGGCATAAACGTTCAGGTCTGGATTAACCATCATGAAACATTCTCCATACCTGGAAGAAGAATACGGCACTAAAACATACTCACCGCATGGTATGCATGACACAAAAGGCTTATTACCAAGATCGGGGGCTTCGATCGAATGCCACAGCTTACCGCCTGGATCCATAAACCCATGAGTGCCTTTTTTACTGTCTGGCTGGCGTCTAATTACTATCATTTCATTACCTATTTTTGAATTCTGGCATTGTCAAACTTCTTTCACCGAACCACCATGTAGTAGCGGTAGTAGCAGAAAAAACAGTTGAATAAATAATGTATTTGACTATCGAGACTATTTCAGTGGGTTCAAATATAGCTTGAGAGTCAATTGCTTGTGCTAAATAAGTCGTCAATGACCCAGAAAGCAGTAAATTAATTTCCCAGGCTACCATCCCCCATAGCGAAGTTGTCAAGAACGGTCGGAACAAAGCTTTTATAGCTGATACCCATTTGTAATTGTTAGTATTATTAGTTAATTCTTCGGCCCTCAAAGAAGTTTCTAAAGCAGCCCACGATCCCTGTTGAGAATTGCTTTCCATGTTTAGCTTGAACATTTCTTTTTGATGATTCCTTTCTGCCGCTTTTTCTTCCAATTCAGCTTTTTTTTGCTTGGTTTTCATCCATGCCCCGAATGCTGAGCCGAGAAGACCAAAAACCCCACCTGACACTACTGACCCGCCGACACCTAGTATATCAAGTATTTCCATCATTCAACCCTTTCTGCTTTACATCGTGATGAGCATAATTAGCCAGAACTCCCAATGTTATTGTAACGTAAGCGGTTCCATCTATATAACCGTTAGCTACACAGTACAATGCAGCTACTAGAGAAAAAGAAGTTGTTACAAACTTAGTGCTAGTCCAGTTCATAGCAGTATAATACCACAAGTCCGCTAGCGTTTTAAATGCTCAAGTAACACACTCCCCATAACTCTCTGCATCGCGAATATCGATCAACTCAGAAAGCTGGTGAATATCGACTAATTTACATATTTCTTCGATAGCGTTCTCTGTTTCGATCAAGTAGCGAACCACTAATAAACCGTTGTATTCGGCGATATAAGGAACATCTAGCAAGATTGATATCTGATCTGGAACATCAGCGCTCAAATTAACATCACCAATATTCACCGTATTTGTCTGCTTTGCGCAGCCTGTTAACATTAAAGCCAGAACTAAGGTAGTAGTTATCTGTGTCATGTTGTTATCCTCTTTTTTTTCCTTAGTATAGTATTTTAATATACTTTGTCCAGCCTTTTTTGCTGTTTAGTAGTTTATAACGACGTTCGCAATCATCTTTTTTGCTATTAGCTCTACAGCAAGTTTTGCCGCCTTCGGATCAAGACCACCTTTCTTAAACGCCGCTAGGGCCTCGTTGTTAACTTTTCTCCTGTTTGCTGTATCAGCAGCCCTTGCCGCCGCTTCTCTTTCTAACCTCGCTTTCTCTTTAATCTGGCGTTGCACCTCTGCATCAATAGCCTGGTTTTTGTCGTTCTCTGCCTTTTCAGCGGCTTTTATCTTTTCTGCCTCGAATTTCTCGGCTGCCGCAATGCGATCAGCTTCCAATTGCTTTTCGCGCTCTTCGAATTCTTTACGCTCACGCTCGGCTTTGTCTTCAGCGTCTTTAACCTTTTTTTGAGCGGCTGCCTCGGCGGCTGCCTTGGCGAGCTCTTCAATACGCTTCTGCTCTTCTTGCTTCTTGCGCTCTTCCTCTGCTTCTCGAAGTTTTTCAAGCTCCGCTTGCTCCGCTTCGTACTTTTCACGTGCAACAATAGATTTCTCAAGCAAAGAAACAACCGAATCTTTTACTTTCGCCGCGTTCATTTTTTCCAACTCAACTATATCAGTTTTCATTATTTAATCTCCGTTAAAAGTAGTTTTTTTGCGGCCATGTCTTCATTGAAATCACCGATAATTTCTTCAATTGCAACCATAAGCCTTTCATTCCTCGGTACGGTTATAATAAAAGGCTTCATTCCAGGGTGATAGCTCATGAAATCCCATTCCTGTAACCCCGTTACCCACATAGAGCCTTGTACTTGCTGAACGTATTCAGTAGGTAATTTTTGACCCAAAAGATAACTAACATGGACTCCGGGAGAAGGGCATTTAATCTCTAGCCCTTTTAGCGAAAGCAGTCCTCCGTCTGGAGAGCATGACACTTTTTTATTTTCATCTCTATACACTAGTCCAATAGTCTCAACTTCCGAATCAGTAATAAACTCATAAGCGTTACGGGCTTCATCCTCAAGATCTGTGCCTCGCTTCATCCACTTGGTTGGATTGAAGCTCGTTTTTTCCCCTGTCAAGGACTCCGCTATTAAAGTGTTCATGTATCCTTTTGCAGAAGCCGACTTTTCGCCCTTGCTAGTGAAAATTTTATTGAAGTTTGAAGCTGTTGGAATGCCGCATCGTGCAGCAAACCACTCTGGCGAACCTTGCTCAACATCTAGCTTAATCATTGAGCTGTTCTCTTTTGCTCGATTGCGTCCCAAGCTTTTTCGAGACGATGCAACCTAATTTCTTCGAAAGAACCGGCATTAAAAAGCTTCAGGAACTTTTCCTTGTTGCCGCCGACATCTTCTAAAGCAGCCTGCAAATTAATGGCGTCTTCTTGGCTTACGTACTCAATAACGCTGTTACCGTCGTCATCCTGATTCTCCACCGCTAAACCAGTAATCATTAGAAAAGTATACCTTTCTAAATAAGTCACTGTTGATGCTGCTTGCTGTATTGAATTCTTACTACCGGATGAATCCAGCGGGCCGGGCCACCATTCTGTTGCCTCGCTATGCCCCTCCCTATGGGCCAAAATACAGCGCACTTCGATGCGGTCAGCTTCTCGCTTTGCTTCCCATTTATGACTAAGCCCATGCGAAGCCATGAGCGGCACGGCTATTGCGACAATATTCCCTAGCGTCGCATGGTCGTATACAGTTTGACCTCTGCCGTCCTTATGTTCAAATATCACAGTTTTATCTTTTTTAATCGTAATGTCTTCAGCTTTGAATGCCGCTACCGCTTTGTTGAATGACTGCTTAGCTAGCCTTTGGTCATTACGATCCTGTAAGTCCATCATTTCCTTGATTTCCGACATATCAAACCCGGCCTGCTTGGCCTGGATCATCATAGCCATTGGACTTTGAATAGCTTCCAATGAATTATCTGCCGGTATATTTTCAAACTCTTTATTATCTGTCATTTCTTTCTAGCCTCTTTTTCTGCTGTTTATAACTGATTTATCTAGCAATACGGCGGCAACAACAAGCAAGACACCAAACACTTTAACAACAAGCCCGTACTCAGAATGAAAGTCTGAAGTTATCTCTAATGTACACCCAACTATTATTAGAGTGGTTTTCATTCAAACATCCTTTTCTTGGAGTGATTCGAACCAGTCTAGAACCTCAAGGGTTCTTATCCAGGTATCCGCCTCCCGCCATTCCCTCTCTTGCTCATACATTATCACAGAGTTCTTCCCAGACATGTAAAAGGAACTAATTATCTTTGACCCTATGTTAGGTAAAAACTTTTGTATGAATGACCCCTCATTATCGAATACCGCCTGAACTACTTCTCCCATTCGATCAACCCATTCGCGGCCTTCGAGCCTGACTTTTAAAGACTTTATTTCTTCAGATTGAGCTATATTCTCCCACTCTAAACGGAAAATTTCTTTCTCACTTTCGGTTTTATCTTCCCAGTTTTCAGAAGAATCGATTGCTTTACTCATGGCTTAAACCTCTAGGTTTTCAAGGAAATCTATCATGTCTTGACAGCTAGATTTATATTCTGAAATAGCGTCCCTTAGAACCTCTCCGCTTCTATCATCTATCTCTGTAACATATTCCCTAGAATCGGACGCTCCATGGTAAGGGGTGTAAAAGCAACTCTTCCAGCCTGTTTTAAGGAAAATAGGGCAGCCGATACATCTGTCATCGTAGCCTTTTCCTTTAATGTATACGTTACAAAATGCGCAATTACCTCCAGTTATCGACTCTTCACCTGCGAATATCTGCTCAACGGTTAAATCCCTAGCACGCTCCCAATGCTGGACGCATTCATCCCTTAATTCCGCGTTTGTCTTGTCTGCTAATTTAGGCATTGAATTTGTCCTCGTTTATTTTGAACCTTGGCATCCACCAGTATCTGAATTGATTAAACTCAACCGCCGAAACCGTGTAGCACAAATCGAGTAAATAACGTAGATTCTCATCATTCGATCTTTTACCCATAAACCATAACTTCATTATTCCCAAGGCCAGAGCGATTAAGTTAAAAACCCTTTTCCCGAACAGTAAAATAGTGATTAACTTGATCAGTTGTGTAAAAAGATATATCGGGTCAAGGAATTTACTCATCACAAACCTCCGTTAATCCCAATCTATAGGGTTTTTTGATTCAGCCCAAGAAACCTTTAAAGCGTAAAGCATAGAATCAGCTACCTCTTGCCAGTCTTCGTAGCGCTCTGAATCTACGCTGTTTACGTCTAGCTGGTTAATCCATTCTACTTTACCCTGTTGAGAACTATTCAAAGCCTCAGCTTTCAGCCTGAAAACCACTGGTTCGTCTTCTGGATCGTGCGAGTCGAAAGTGATATCAACATCACATCGCACACCGTCTATGACAGTATCAAGTAAATCAGACATGTTCTAAGCCTCTGGAATTAGTTATTTTACTACTACTAAAATCAGCTTTAGTTATATCCGCTTTTGCAAAATCTGAATAACTTATGTTCGACATGATAAAAAACGAACTCTTTAAATTCGAGTGACTAAAATCACAATTATTAATTTGCGTATTATGCACCCTTCCCATACCCAGACACGACGAACCAAAATCTGTGTTTGATACAAAACAATCATCAAAGATCAATTTGCAGCATTTGGACTCATGGAAATCACAGCCGAAAAATTTGCCGTTATTAAAGATACTGTAATTAAGTTTGGATCGATTAAATAGACAATCTTTAAAAAAACAGTCTGCAAAAAAAGAATGCTCTAAATTTAAATCGCTGAAATCAACCGATTTAAACACGTAGTTCTGGAATAAAGCTGGCTCGCCGCCTTCCTGCTTATCGCACCATAGCTGATGTTTCTTGCATATCTCGTTTACTTCGTCTTGACCTAGTGTTTTTTGATCTGTCATTTACTTATCCTAGTATTTTAATACTATCTAGTATAGTACTTTAATACATGTTGTCAAACAATTTTATTACTTTCTTTTAGCCAGATCAAACAATATTGCTTTTGTTTTTGGCAACCTGGCTGCAAATTCTCTAACTTGTGCCGATTCATCGGGATGAGACCATACTTTAATATGAGAAAGCCCCGCACCTTTATATTTTTCGGTGCTTCGCTTAACTCTTTGAGAGATTGATAGTGGTTTTTTTTGTTTCATAGAATACCCCGCCTTTCGGCGGGTTCCTGTCTGATTAAAGGAAAAGTTCGGGAACCGCGTCGTACACCTCGGCGTCAGTAGCAACTTTGTAAGCCAAGTTCATCTTAATCCCTAGCACTTCGACTGCTGTACAATAGGCCGCGTGATCTTCTTCCGTGGCGCGCCCTCCGCCAAAGTCGATTTCCTTTTCTATTTTCTCTACGGCCTTTTTAGCGCGGGATAGTGAGCGAAGGCGGCGGGCTTTGAGTGCTTCGATGTCTATCATGTTATTGTCCTGTTCGTTGTTAAGTAAGTGAACTATATACGTTAGGGGTTAACGTGTCAACTACTATTTGCCTGATTTAATTTTTATTTTTAAGTAACAGCCTAATCTCTACGTTCATTTTCTTTCTCATTTCGATTAATTCCTCGCATGACCATTTTTTAATTCTATCCTTTTCGCAATATTGGATTATCTTCGAAGCCTCTTCTTCCCCGAATCTCTCGACTAAACCAGCAATGTAACCCCTTGTTGTCTTGTTGCCGTTTATGTTTCCAGCCAGGGATTTATTGCAATACATGTTGCATTGTAGATATGTGTTTTTTACATCGTACCTTAGCGACCCTTGCGACCCTACAGTCTTAAAATGGCCGCAACACCAGTCCATGTTCTTTTTCCCGCACGATATGCACTCAGGATCTAGCCCTCGATCAGCAAACCACTTGTATTCCTGCAATTTACGAAGCTTATTAAAAACTTCTTGGGTTAGCTTCTTTTGTCTCGGCAAATCATTTGCGTAGTGCTTAGCCTTTTCTTTAGCGTTAACTTCTTTCTTATGAGCCTTTGCTGATTGAATGACTTTATCAGTATTCTTCATACCGTACTGAATTAGGCAGTCTTTTTCGTGAAACTTCCCCGCCGGGACTATAATCATAGAATTAGCGGGGTAGTAGTTTTTACATCCAGTGCATCTATGCTTACCCACAGGCATTGAGCGGCCATTCCTGGTAGATTTTACCTAATATTTTATTGCCGCCTTTGTCGCGAGTGTTGCCGCCCCATTGCTTGAACCAAACAGGAACTCTCGATTCCTTGCATTCTTGCAGCAGGTTTTCTGCCCAATGCGAATACATCGGCCTGAAATTTTGACCGGATTCCCCGCCGATGATTACCCAATCAATCCATTTTAAATTAATGCTACTAACGTCTTCCAAAAGCGGTTCAGCGCTGATAAATTTCACCCTTGCTGGGATGTCTCGTAAGGACATGATGCGCGGCATCCCGTATTTGATATCTTCAACGGTGACACCAAGCCAGACATTTTGATAGCCATTGCCCCAATCGCTCGGCAAACATCGCTCGATCAGCGTTGCGCGTTTAGTAAGCAACTGCCAGTCGAGCCATGGTGTATCACGTATTAACTGCCAGAGTTCATCAAGCGCACCTTCTGGCGCGTCATTGTCACACCAGTCCATCATAGAGCCACAAAATACCCTGTGCCTCCGGCCTTGCGCGGCCTCCCGGTTCCAAAAGATCGGTTTTCGCCAGTTTTTACTTGAAGTGCGGCGCGGAGCTACTTTAACATCAAAATAGTTACCACCAGTTCTCTTGTCCAATGCAGCGGCATAACAGTTATCACAGCCTGGGGCTATCGCTGTACAGCCCCACCAAGGGTTGAATGTGTGATCAGTCCAGCTTATCCCGGTTTTATCAGCCATAGATAATCCTTATTTATTAATTTGATCTTCATAGTAATTCATCGATTTATCAGTGAACTTTGCGCCGTACTCTATCCCGGTAGCGTAGAGAAATTCGATGAAATCCGATGATTCTTTTTTCCGAAATTTCCGAGTTGAGGGCCTTACGGTTATTTTTCTTTCACCGTCCAAGCTAATCACTGTCTTGCCTGGGTGCGATAATGGCTCGCCCATTTCTTCGCGCTGCTTTCTGAATTCATCGACTAACTGAGCTTTCCAAATATCAGCGCCGTAGCACTTACCGTAAACCTTTACCGTTTTTGCTATGTCTCCGATCATTGCGTGATATTTTTCTTCCTGCTCCCGGCTTTTTGATTCTCTGACTATTCTGATTTCTAAAGGCCCGCCTGGTAATCCCTCAACTATTGAATTTTTCACCAAGTCCACAACGGCATTCAAGTACCGAATATCCTTTATTTTAAATATTCTCATGCTTACCAGTCATTGACTGACTAGATAAAAGATTATCGTATTGCTGGATACCCCAGACAATGGCATATAATCACCAGATAAATTTATATGTGAAATCCTTGAGATCATGCTCCCCAAAGTCTTGAAACAAACCAGGATCGTAGAAACCGAAGTAATTGACTGCATCATGAGCACGTATTTCGTCTTCAAAACCACCCTCTATCAACTCTTGTCTTACACCTTCATTTAAGCCAACTATCTGCTCTACGCTGAGACTTGAACTTTTTATATATCTTTCAATATCTTTGATAACCGTCTCGCAAAAAATATCATGCGAATACTCTTTGATACCTTCGTTGCAACTTTCTGCCAGCACTTTTTCAGCCCAATAGCCAGGGTTGATTTTTAAGTCTGATTGCCTGAAAAAACCAAACATGTCAGTCACACGACTAAATACATAAGTGCTACAGTCTCCAGATATGCAAAGATGTCCGGGCCAAGCAATTAAATCAAACTGGTTGTATCGTTTCCGGCCTAGACTTCGAGAAAAACTAATATGCCGGTGCGAGCCAGTATCTTGAATGACTCTCATTTCGAGTCCGCTAACATCCCGTAAAAAATGGTCTTTAACTTGTGATAATTCCATCGTTCAATCCTTTTTTTGATGTTTAACGTTAACTAAACGAATGTCTGGCTGATCTTCGTCTACCTGGTCTTCTATAGATTCAGTCCGAGATTTTCTCACAGACAAGCCAATAAACATTCCGATTAAGAAAAACAAAATGTACAGCAATGAGTTCCTTACCGCTTCTTCGATTATATTAATCACTAGACTTCCTGCCTTCTACTTCTTGATAACAAAGCGCCAGCATGTCCGGGGCAATAGCGATACTTTCAACGCCGTCTATGCGCTCTAACGGTTTTAAATTAATAAAGCATTCGTCCATGCTTTCAATTTCAAACGGCGTTCCAGCCGGGATAGTAGCCAGATCATCCATACCATGTTGGAAAATCCCTTTGATCGGGTATTTGTTTGTATAAAAAACCATTCTTCTACCTCCGTTTCAATAAACTTAAGTCATGCCGCCAGCGCTAATAAATTAAGGGGGTTAAGGGACGCGCCGGAAGCATGCTTAAATTTACTTATAAAGACTCTCTTACTTTAGCCAAGTTAGCGGCTAAATCATCTACATAATCCGGTGATACTTTTAAACCGCTCTCAACGTCAATCGCTGCCTTTCTTATCTTCTTCTGATAAGACAAAATTAAATTTAATTTCTTCTCTGTATTCATTATTCCCCAGCCTTGCAATTAATAATTTCTGTTGTTAAATGGATACCCGTGATTCTACCTATAGCTTTACTCTCTCAGGTAATGCTTTATTGACAATGCTAATGGTTCTGGACATTGGCCGCATAATCATCATGGGTTCTTTACGCCTCCCGACGTACAGTGGAAGAGAGAAACCAGTATTTTACTTGTTAAACAGCTTAAGGGTTATTTCTTCGCCTGGAAGCAGCAGGCGGACTTTAATGTCTCGTGCAGATAAAGCAGTCCAGCACCGGTTTGCACCGGGCCGCGATAAATTCATTACTTCGAATTTATCCGTGCTAGCTGTCCGACATACATATGACCCGTTAAACTCGCTCCCTTGCAAAGCGACAATTCTGCCTCCCTGCAAAGGATTCATATCCTTCATGGCTACTATTTGCGGCGCTTCTTTTTCGGTTTGATTTGTTATTTCCAGCATCTTATTTCCCCAGATCTAGTCAAGATCATTGATTTTTTCGTAAGTGATGGTTTTTTTAACAATCTTCCGATAACCGCACCGCTCCAACATTTCGTTGCTCGGCGGCTTAATACCTCTGAATACAGTACTCATGAAAGCATTACTAACACCGAAATATTCCGCGCACTCTCTTTGAGTGTCAAACTCTTTGCCAAAAAAAGCAACCTTTTTCTTGTTGATTAATTTCATTTAGATATTTTAACTATTATCCTGTTTTTATATAATACCTATTTATTATATGCTTATACCGGTTGACTATATGTATATTTGAGAATATGATCCGCGCATGAAGTCGAGCGCGCAATATCCCCGGAAATATTACGACTTCCTTGGCCCTGCGTTAGATCGTAGGGCCATGTTAATTTCAAGATTCTTGTAAAAAATAAAGCCCACTCATGGCAGGCTTAACAGCACTCTTTGATATCACCAGTCCAGCTAGCAACCTGGTTTAGGTCAGGCGGTATAATCGCACTGAGAAACAGCTCTGCTTACACGATTAGTTATTAGTGATGTTAACACGCAGTATCAAAAAAAACGAATCCAGCCCTTTTCATGTATCCTGGCTACTCGATGCCTTGCCGCTGAAAACGTCGGCGAAAGCCCTGATCTGAAAATTGACTTATATATCTGCTTTTTTTCCGCTCCATAACTGTTCATTTCCTGCCACAGGGCCAGTATCTCAGTCTCGACTGACGTTAGCTCCTCCTTTTCATATTTCGGCAAGCCACTAAGCAAAAACTGATCTGCTACGTCATTGTTTAATTTTGGGAAACGTTCAAAGCTGCTCATTTCGATACCCCTTTCTCTTCGTCGGTTAGCTCTCGGCAGTTTATGACATAAGAGATATTATTGCCGGGTGTTTTAACCCCATACAAACTCCCGTCATAACCTATGAATTTTCCATATACTTCAAAACCTTCCGAGAAATCCCAAAAATAATAGAGCCGTCCTTTAACCGGCTCGAACTCAGGCTTTAATGCTTCGTCGATCACTTCTTTTACATGCCTTATTGATTCCCACCCACCAATTGGGCTAAAAGTCATTTGACTAAAAGCTTTTTTAACTTCCTTTACCGCATTCCTCAACTTCTGAACTTCGTCTTTATTTTCCATTTTCTATACCTTTGCTTTGTTAATGTTGATTTTTGCCATTTGCTCATCTTCGACAATATCTTTTTCGACGTATTCACCCTTTAGCGCTAAATGAAGATTTGGTAAATGTTTACCGATTATAGATATTCTTTCGTCCTTTGTTATCGCTTTTTTCGTTCTGTCCGGTAGTGACAACTGTCTTAATTCTATATCTTGACAACCCTGCTTGCATAAAAGCTTAAACTCTCCCAGCAATGGCGGCCAGCTTGGGTGTGCTTCTACTGACAAATCAAGTCCGTGCTTTATTTGGTCTTTTGTCAGTCCGCTAAGCCCTGATGCCCAAACTTGCTTAGCTGCTTCGACATTCTCATCAACCTCCTCTTCAGTTTCCCCTGCGAATTGACTAGCCCACTTGTGCGTGTATCTAATCATCAATACAGCAAACAATCGGTTGATAACTTTATCGCTCTGCGGCGATATCTGCTTTTGTTTTTCTGGATACTCTAGCAAGGTTCGATTCACTTCTTGCTGTATTACTTCTGGCAAATCTTTCATTTTGCGCACCATTAATTTTTTTGGGGAAAATTCCTGCCCATCTTGACTTGATTGATTCATTGATAGCTTCCGATTGCTCGTCAAAAGTAAAATCTTTAAGCGAGTTAAACAGTTTTTTCCTAGCTAAATTGGTCAGGGGTTTTTTAATCAATTTCCTGTGTTCTTCAAACTCGCTCCAAGATTCTTTATTTATACATCCAGGAACTTCTAAAATATCCCTTTCTTTCTTTTCAGTTATCAGTTTTATTTCCCGGCTAAGTTTTTGCACTTTCCCGCTTAAGCTGTCTAACCTGGCTTCCAAATTATTAAACTTCTCGTCCCACTGCTTGTGGAATATACGCTCCCTTTCTGCTATCTGGTAATCCTTAAGAGCTTGTATTCCTGCATTCGTTAATTCCATGATTAAACCTCTTTGTTTAGTTTGTCGAATTCATTCTAATGGCTTTACATACTCTGCCTGCCCAATTACTTCAACCCTGCAATTAACATCTTCCTTTAAATCTCCGTACCCTTCTACAAAATTTGAAATGCCTATCAAACCTCTAGCCTCCATTTGCGCCAAATGCCCGGCATGATCTTTAAGCCTATCAAATTGATAGAAGTCTTCTTTGAACTTTTCTATAAAATCACCGTTGATCTTTTCGTCATCAATAGTGACTTTAACCGTGAAAACTACTTCAACTTCAAAATCTTTAATTGCCATTTTCATTTCCTCTATACTCGTTTTTGCTTAAAAAGTAATCTGCCCTTTAATTTCAAAGACTCCTTCGCAGTAAGGGCAAATTACTCTATCTCCATGCACGTGGATATCTTGACGGAAAGCCAGGCCATCGGCTGTAGCAACTTTCCATATATCGCCGACTTCTTCACCTTGCGCTAGCATTTCCCCCGTTATACTGAACTCTGGATATTCTTGACGCATGTTTAAGACAATCACATTAACTAGTTTTTCCATATCACATGTCTTTTCCGAAAAATCCCATCTAAGACCGGTAAAGTCATCTGTTAGCTCAAGATCAATATAATACAACCCTTCAGCTTCGAGCCATTCCGGGTGTTCTCGACAATCCTCGCCACAAAAGCTTTTAACTTTCGACAACTGACTAACTGTTAATTCATTTACAAACTTTAATTCGCCGTTAAATTTAGTGCTATATCCCATTTTATCTTCCTCTTTAAATTAACCATACTATCAACTAGAAGGGGCTTCCTTCTTCGCTCTAGCGTTACCGTCGAATATCTTGTAAGCCTCGCCTATTAAAGTTTTAAATGATCCGTAAATCATAAACCATTCACCAACCAGCCTTTTATGTTTTTTACCCGCCAAATTATGCAAAGTAAATTCCATTTCTTGAGCCTGCTTTCTTTCATCGAACAGAAGTGAGGCTTTAATAACCAGCTTTCTAGGATTCCCAGTCTGCAAGGCTTTCAACCTCTTCTCAGGGTCATTAGTGCTACCAATCTTTACCGGCATATTTCCACCTTTACCAGATTTTCTTTTCTTTTCCTGCACAAAGTAAACATAGTATTTCATTTAATTTCCTCATATTTACCGCCCTTTCCCTGCATGGTAACTACCAATTACAAGTACTAGAGTCCCCTTTTCCTGTTGGTTCCACTTAGGCTATCGGGCAGTTCGCGGTGTGGCCCCTTTCTGTGATAGCAACCTTTTGAATTAAAGTCTTTACTGACTGGCACTGATAAAGCCGATTATTTTTTATTCAGCTTTGTTTGCTGCGCACTTGAGTTAAGGTCAGTGACGTTTAACACCTTGTATCAGTATAAGTTCTGTTTATCTCCATTCCTTATTGTTGCGAGAATGTCGCCACCCCTTCTAATCCAGATAATAAATTATCCTTTGGCGGTTCCCTTTCGGTACGTGCCTGGTGGTAGGTATAACGTCGATTGAATAAAATCTACAGCAGGGTTGAAAAAGTAAGAGATAGAGATTAAAATTGACTTATCGGTTGCCCGTTAGGGTATTGGATTCGTAAATATCTCTTACTGTTCAACTAGGCTGTCAACCCAATCGATAATTATATTCTAAACCCGTTCGCTTCCTTTAGCAACGGGTTTTTTATTTGCTTTCTACTGACTAACATATTGCTAGGTGAATCAAAAACAAATATCACAAGAACAGTGGCTTTTATCACCTCCACTCGCTATTGATCCAGATTCACAATTAGCAGAACCGCAGTGTGACGGCCCGTAAGATCCATCTTGACAGGTTCCGCAGCTATCATAAATCTCCCTGGACTCTTTATCTAAGCAGTCAGGGAAGGAACACCCTGTTTCTATGCATTCAGTTCTACTGCACATTACTCTTAATTTATTTCTTTGCTCGCTCATAATCTATATTCTATTCGTTGGTTAAATGTTCTTAAGCTTATTTCTTTCTGTCAGGGTTGTGCGCTAGTTCTCGGTTTTTCCGCATTTTGTTTAAGACAGCTTGCTGTATATTAATTTCCTGCTCCCCCGCTATTCCAACAACCCGTAGAATTATGTCCGCTAATTCTTCTTCAAATTTATCTGTTGGTTTATCGCCGCGAACTTCATTTGCAGCTTCGCCGCATTCAGAAACTACTAGCATCAGTGATTCTAGGATCGTTTTATTCTTCCACCATCCCATTGATTTAAGCCATCCAGCGTGGCGCAATTTCAAATCGTTTAAGTCTAAAATGAAACTCATTTTATAACCTCTCTATGTTGTTGGAAATGTTCTTAAAACGTGGCTGACAGATTAACAAGTGCCTGTCAGGAAGGACTTACGGTTATAAGGCCGGTGTCGATGAAAGGCCCTTAAAATGCCGCTTACCTATTGATAATCTACTTAATCGAATTCAGTACTACATCAGCCACGATTTAAAAACACTTACAGGTAACTTTAATCTTGAGCAGCTTTAAGATAGAATCTTTAAATCGATCGCACTTAGTGCATTTGGGCCGTAAATACGTTTATCTTTACTGTTCAAAAGGGCTGGTTACCCGGTTGATAAGTCTGAGTATAGCCCTTTTGATCTTTTTCTCAAGGGCTTTTTTATCTATATAACCTATATCAACTTAACTAAGTATCGAATAAAACTATAGTATATTTTGTATACTTTGATATACTTTTGTTATGATTAAATGCAATAAATGTAATTCGACAGACACAAGGGTTAATAAAAACCTAGATATCATTCGGTATGATAACGCCGATTTACTAGTGTACCTGGATTACACTATTTGCAACAACTGCAATAGAGAGTTTATACCTATAGACCAAATATTGCATAACGATAAAACGATAAAACTAGCTGTGAATCTTACTTGCCGATAAGTCTTTATTCATTAAGTATCGTTCGTGTTCCATAATGTAGCCTGAATGCCACCTAAACCATAAGCAATCCTGTTGGCTAGGGGTAGCCAGGTTTACCGTATCGAGAGAATAAGGGCAATCTTCGACTCCATCAATAAAAGCCTGCCTGCCTTCCCATACTGCCCTTTTAAGCTCGTTATGAGGCTTCACGGTTAATATACCGGCTTATCATTTTACGGATAATCAAGTTAGCTCTATCAGCCGCTTCAGTCATAGGAGGCTCGTAATCTTTCATCTCTTCGCTAATTTCGTGAGGCAAGGCTATTAATCCGTCATTGATAAGCACTATACGTGCATCATCAACCCATGGCCTATTGGCGCTTTCTCTGTAGTGCTGTATGCGCCAGGTATCCAATAATTTTTCGTTCATTATGTATTACACAGCTTCTGGATTAAATTCATTGCTGAAAGGGACGAATACCGATGCATTAGAATCTTCGTTCATGAGCGTGTTATAAACCCATCCTCCAGGAACGCGGACAATTGAAATAATTGAAACGTGCTGTCCCGGAAACGGTTCTAACGTATCATGCAACTTCATTTCATATAATTCATTCATTGTTATTCTCCTTCTGTGTGGGGGTTATTCGTCGTGTACTTTTCAATTATGTAGCTAGGTAGTCCAAGGCTATTTTTGCCTTCGACTATATATTCTAGGCTTTTCCTCGCTATCCGGCTTGGGGGAATCACGCGGGATAGTAACGGTTAAGGTAATGTCATGCTTTTCCTTGCCAGCGTTCTTGTAGATATCCATTACAAGTCGATTGCATAGCTTGTACAGAGAGTCTTCAGACAAAGATTCAACATGAATCTCATCTATAGTCATTCCGCTTTGGTCAGTTACAGCCACGCAATCAGGAACAGGGAAATTTTCTACTACTAAATCAATGCTAATTTTCATATTAATCACTCCAAAAATGTTTAGGCGCTAGCCATGGGGTAGGGTCACTGCTTACCTTAAATTGGATTATGTCGTTAATGTATGCGAATAAAAAAACGTTAATTAACAACGCCAAGGCAAGGTGATTAGTAAATGTTTTCATACTAGTGGACTTTATGAGTGGCTCGACCAACCATCAAATAGCTGATTGCTTTATCTTTCTCATCCAATTGATTTTGCAGGTCAACTATTTTCTTCTTTGCTTCGAATAGCTTTTTATAAGCATCCCTTTGGCCGTCTAAAGCTTTGGCGTTTTCTCTGTCCTTAAGCGCCGCTATCTCCTTTTCCTTCTCTTCGATAGTCTTTTCGAACTTGGCGAAATCCTCTTTAACATGCTCGTATTTTACGTACATTGGTTTATCCTCTAGCTTTATAATCCCCAGTATTCGTTGCTGTCGGGGTCGTTTTCTCTCTCGTAATTATTGATCGATCGGTTATCAATGATATCTCTATACCGTTGTTTTGCTTGCTCTGGAACTTCAACTACATCAGAAAATGTTTTATTGCTTTTTTCTATTACAAATGGTGGGGGTGCATCCTTCATAGTTAGACCTTTTCATTGGTTGCTGTTACTCGACAATCACTATATCGATGCCTCGAATTTTCGGCGCTTCCTTTCCGTCTATTTCTTCCAGAATGCTAGATCTTTGATTTTTTGTTAAATAAATGCAGGCTGGTTTCTTCCCTTCGGACTCCATAAAATCAATATAGAAATTCACCAGATCTAGAATATTTTGCGCGGCTGCTGACATCTTTCTTGCCATGATCTATCTCCAGTTTCGTTAAAAAAGGCGGCTGCATTTCACAACCGCCAAATAACCCGGCGCTGAGGATAGGGAACGCCGGGGCCTTCAAGTCATTTCGACTTTTTTACTTTCTTCGCGTGCTTCTTTAAGAATACATTCATCCGGTTTATTTTATTTACTCCGGGTTCATTGTATTTATCAGCTTTAAATTTATGATACCACTGCTTGTCTACGCCAGCTCCTTCGAGTATTTCCGCAGTGCTAGCCTTGGTTTCAAGTAAAAGCTTATATGTCTCTTCGTGCCATTTTTCTTTTTTCATTTGCGCATTTTATTACTTTAATATTCTGTGTCAAGTATTTTAATAAACTTTAGTTGTTGACTTGTTCGTATATAGTAATATACTAAATAAGACAATCGCCGAGGATATGACAATGACACAACAATTACCAAGCACACTGCATGAATTAATCCGCGTAGCTTTAGATGATCTCAAGGCGTGTGAAAGCGACCCTAATTACATTATTAATATGAACAGGTGGCATGAGATACCTATGTACAACAATAAATGTCATGCATGCCTGGCAGGGTCTGTAATGGCTAAATCGCTGGGAGCGGATATCAGGATCTCATTAAGCCCGAAGGATTATAACGACGACATCGGAGGGAAACTAAGGGCACTAGATAAAGCGCGTACAGGGAATATTGCAGAAGCATTATCGTATTTTCATGGCTTACATAGGCTGCATTTTAAGCATACCAATATTAATAAGATTATTGTTACCTATGAATACAAAGAGAACCAAGCCTATTTCTTTCAATACATGAACTCCATTGCCGACCGCCTTGAAGAATACTACAACACTCCAGAATTTACTAAACTTATTGGAGAAATAAAATGAAAGCATCAACAGCATTACAGAAAGCGGAAACAGCGTTAAGAACATCGATAGAGAGCCACGCAAAACATGATTTAATTACAAATTCTGTCGCCAAACGGATAAAGGAAATTATAGACGATGATTCGGTTTTTATAGGGATGACAATGGAAGGTTTTTTTATTGGTCACGGCGGTGACAAAGTTAGCACATTTGCAATTATTGACATCGATTTTCTTTTAAAACTCAACAAAGAAGGGCTATTAGCAGAGCTTGATAAAGCTGGTATATGACTGACTACAAATCTAAACCCACATACTGGAGATACAAGCGGACTTCTCCGTTGTCAATGAAAGAGGAATAACGATGAATAAACTAACTGCACTAATATTAATTCTATTTTGCTTCTCGGCCCAGGCTGAATCGGACAATTACCGAATCGGTACTTTTCTGCAATCTGACCACCATGACGATTCATTCGACTACAACGAGTCAGACCACCGGAGTATTTACTTTTGCATTGATAACGATTGCGCCGGCGTATACAAGCACTCTTATTGTGAAACAATCTTGGATGATTCAGACGACAAAGGTTGCTATGCGTACTTCTACAGTAGAACTTTTTATAGCTATAGTTATGAAAGTTTTACAGCAGAAGCTTTTTTAGGCATAGCCACCGGGTATGAAGACTATGTGGCAGACGATTTTTTTACGCCGTTTGGCGGGCTTTCGGTTAAATATGGCTACTTTAAATGGTACCAAATGGGCCAAGTTTCAGTGCTTGGCCTTGAGTACGAAGGGCGATTTTGATAATTTAGTTGCCTTTTATCCGCATGGGACTACTCTGTATGCCAAATAATTATATAGCCTCTATTGTAACTTGTCGCACTATAACTTGCGGAGTTGAAAAAACCAGCCCCCGCACGAGTTAAAGAGATATCAGAAGAAAGCGCGCTAATCGACCCAAGAACTGTACCTGAATTCTCAATGTTAATTGGGTATTGGCTTGTTCCGGCATCATTTCTAATAAATGCGTTAAACCCTTTGATATTTGACAGAGTTAAACCGTGTGCCACAGTTATAGCTCCGTCTGTGTCCATATCCCAATCACCGATGTCTATCGCTGTAGAGATCAAAGTCGGCTTATTGGTAACCTGAGTTGCATAATTTACAGTATCTTGGGTTGCTAGATCGCCTTGGCTAACTATCTCGCTTGCAGCGGGGAGGTTGTCATCCTCATCAACTGTAAAAGTATACCCGGCCAAACTAGTTTCAAGAGAAACATCCCATTCACTTTCCCAGTTTGCGATAGCTTGGTTTAGATTACCAGCCTGGAAATTCTTTACCGCGACGACAGGATATTGCCATGTACTCGAAGTTTCTCCAATAGCAACACAAAGTTTGGAACCGTCGTGCCCAAGTCTAATCTTATAGTTAACAAGAATGCTTCCTTTAATATTAATGGATGGGCGCTGCCAAGCAGTAGCCGCAGAATTTGTAAAGCCGCTAACAAAAACTGTAAAAGACTCGCCTTCCTGATAATTATAAACGTCAATCTCAAACTTGAGCATCGTATCTGTCCAAGTTTGGGGCAATGTAATTACTATCGCCCCAGGCATCGAAGAGAACCCGCCATTAAACGCCCCCCCTTGTGGGGTTGCAATTGTGGTTACACCGTTTTCATTCCTGCGGTTCAGGTTATCAGAAATTGATTGATCTATGTTTGCTTTATATGTTGATGAATCTTGCGTCGTGTAGTCTGGTAGTGCCATTTTATACCCCTATTGCTTCCGCCGAACCAGTCCCGCCAGCGTCTGTGCCGGAAGTGTTCCACATATGATAGTCGAATCCATTTATTGTAACATTTTCCCTTGTTGGGAACACGCCGCCAGTTTCGCTGAAAACTCTTACGAACGGTGGCGTATGAAAAGGGACATCAAAGTTTACTGTAGTCCCGCCGGGGGCTATTGTCAGACTTTCAAACTTGACTATTTTTTCTTTCTTATCTGTAGTTAGCTCCATATTCTTGATTATAGCAATACCAACGGCAGTATCTAAAACTAGCTTAGCTTTACAGTATCTAAACGTTAATTCCCCAGTTGACCAGTTAACGAATCCGCTGTAAGATCCGGCAGAAAGCTTATAGTCAACTTGAAAATGCGGGTTAGCTAGCCCAGTTTCTCCGGGGCCTAGTGACGATTCAATTTCTCCCCATACTCTCACGTTATCGTCAAAATCTATATCTATTTCCGGCGTCTCATATGTCGCTTCAGATATCGGGTCAGGAACAAATTCATCAAATGTTCGCCAACCTATATCTGAGTTTACTGATGTCGATAACGGAACTAAAACCCCGGTATGATGCCTCACAAAACCGGTATAAGTTCCGGCCCACTCAGGCGCGTTAATCTGAGTTTCTATGACGTTAAGCGGGTTAGATATAACAGCGTCAAAAGTATTTGCATTCGTTGACTCACGCTTACCGGTATCGACGGCTTTTATAAAAAAAGTCCAGTTTCCCGGCGCTACGTCTGTGGATGATATATTAGTTCCTTTCGTAACTTCCGTTATTGGCGTTGCGTCTTCCCATATTGTAGAGCCTTGCGGGGAGTACCTTATGTCGTAACCATCTCGGTCTAAATCGGTTATTTTATCCCATTTGAATGTTACGCTATTACCGTCTTGAAGCACTACAAAATTAGATACGTCGCTAGGCTTTGCGGTTTTTCCTATGACCGTATGACCTAAGGATTCAGTGTAAGCGCTCTTGTACCCCGTCCAGCTTAGTGAACGTATTCTAACATCATAATCTATGCCGTCTTCTACATCTGAGATAAATGACGACCTGGTAACTCCGCTAACTGTTTCTGCTGTGAGCCAATCGCTACTAGATGATTTCTTATACTCAATCTCAAACCCGTCCAACCCCGATTGATTATCAGCAACCCATGTAACTTTTATTCTTGATATTACAGTTCCGTCTGATGACGGGGCTAACTGATCATCGTTGCTAGCCAGAGTTATCGATGTCGGTGCATCTACTGATTGAGTAGCGCCATAACCACCCAAAGAATCTTCTTCTTGCGCTGGCAACCACGTGTACCCATTTAGCGCTTTAGGGATGTATCCTATATTTACATGGACGTCACGCTGGTCTACTTGCTGATAAATCGGATCCACTGCCGCAGATCTACCGCTTGAGACGAACTCATATAACCATCTTACTCTAATTTCATCAACATCAGGAGTAGGCGTAAGGCCGTTTTGAAAAGTAAGAAAATTCTTTGAAGGGGCAGCCCCGTTGCCGTCAATCATCCACACCAACCCTCCGCTATTACCACCTACTCCAGGGCCTGCGTGCATAATAGTGCCATGGAAAGAACCGGAATCCCCAAGCTCGCCATCTCCACCGCTTAAATCAATACCGCCTGACGGGCCAAACCCACCGCCGCGAGATATGATGACAAGACCGGCCCCGCCGTCTCCGCTATCTCCACCATCTGCAATATGAATTGTTGCTGGTGTATATCCGGCAGCGCCCCCACCGCTAGGGCTTGTGCTTCCTCTCAAATCAGAAGGGATTCCCGTTAAGGATTGCCCGTCTGGATTTAAAATATTCAGGCTGTTTATTTGGTCAGGGTTGTAATAGTCAGAAGTCCATGGGAAATAGGAAAATAAAACCACGCCGGATGTCGGCCCGCCTGAACCCGCCGGAATCGCGGCAGCCCCTCTGGTTACTCCAATTGATCCAACCCCGCCCCTTATTCCTCCGTTTTCCGGGATAGTACCGGGAATATGAACCCCGCCGGGAAGACCATTTCCAGCGCCATCGATATCGCCATTTATTATTAAAGTTCCTTTAATTCTGAGCTGTACATTGTCTTCGATTGTAACAACTACGCCGGAGTTTATAGTTAAATCGCTATCGTAGTAATATACGTTTGATTCATGACTAGCACCGCCGGTAAGAGTTCCAGAAGCAGTAACAGCACCGCCGGATATTGTCAAAGCACTAGTTAAATTTGTGCCAGTATCAGTGTAGAAGTCATCTGACATAACAAAATCACCGGACAATGCATTATTGCTTCCTGGCTCAACGCCGCCAAACAGATCAAGCGTTACTTTTCCTGTTACCCAGTCTGTAGTTACGCCCTGAACTTCGAAAACTCTATCCAAAGTCTCATTTAAATGATAATCATTGATGTATGAATTCTTTATTCTAACCGGGTCGCCAACTTCTAAAACTGACCAGTAAGGGTGAACTGTAACTTTAAGCCTAAGAGGTGGCGAGCCGTATCTGTCCCTAATCTGCTTGAAATAGTTTTGCAAATCAGCATCTGAATGTATCCCGACAAAAACACCCCGAAATTCAAAATCTGCGGTATCTGCTAGCCCGTGCTTTGATACTGAATTAGAATCAACTAACTGAGTTGTTTTTGCGAATCTTTCAAGAGTTTCTATCCAGTTCCATTTTACAACAATGTTGTTTATTACTGCTTTTTGATCGTATACCAAATCAGTGTATGAAACTATTTCAGATTCGTCTATATATGCCGCGTAACTACTGTACGGCAGCACCGGAGAAAGCTTTCTAAGAACATACTGACCGCTAGAATTGACAAGCATGAACAAGCCCGACCAACTAAGCAACTGAGATTCAATAAAAGATTTTCCGTTCTGGTCTTTCTCTCCGATGAATCTAGCCGACCTACCGGCATTATCGGAGGTATCCCAAAGGTCTGAGCCAATGCCCGTAAATGAATCGATATCGACAAACCCGGTCGGGACAGAAAGGTGCCAATGGTCAGGAAGTGACGCCGATTGACCATATAGAACACCTGTCAATATCGCGTAGATCATTTTAGGTACGGGCATTTCTAAATAAACTAATTCATCTACTTTCTTTTTTCTGTCGTCGTCTGTAGATGCGTCAACAATGTGTTCAAGGCTGCCGGTTCCCAATGCTCCACGCTCTACGACTGTGAGCGCAGTATAAGTTCCGTCAGACCAACCGCTGTGTGCAATAATCTCATCATCTATTCTTATATAACCTACTAACGTGGACGCATTCGCAGAATAAGCGGCGTCATGAGCGACTAAGGGGAACTTACCGCTTGCGTTCGGCGTTGTTACCGGTATTAAAGTATCTGATGCTGTGATGGTACTTGTTAAAACGCCTTGATGTATGTCGAATATTTTAGTTTTTGTTGTTCGCTGTATATCAGAAGCTTTTAGTATATAAACGCCGTTTTGATAGGATAAACCATCTATCTTGTAAGTTAGTCTTTTGCTGTAATCAGACCATTCAGGTATCCCTTTAAATCCCTGATAAAGAACCAGGTTCTTTCTGTTTACGCCTTCGCCACCTTCAAGTTTAGTTTTTATTTTAGTAGAAATCTCGCCGTTAACATCAAGGAGCCTGATAGTTATCCCGCCAATTGTGTGTTGAGATTTAGCAGGGTTTATTTTTTGGCTTTGGCCGCTGATCGATATTATACAACCATCAATTCTATCTATATCTGCTATTGATCCGGGATCTAGTGAATCCGAATGACTCGTTAGATATGTAACGTCTGTATCATCGTCATCAAAAGACAAAGCCAATACATATCGAGGCTCTAAAACAGATAGCGCAGATAGGTTATCAAATTCTTCTGTCTGCTCTTTCATATTATTCTTACTGTAAGCGAATAACTAAAATAAATACCTTCTTTTCTTGTCTCTCGCGGGGCTGTCGTCATAATCACATTATGGTCTGCACCATCATTAAAAACAAACGTTTCCCCGCCGATAACGCTTGCAAAAAACTCTAGGAAATCTTCTAATTCATAAGCCCCGCCGGTAATCGGCAATGGCACAGTGGACATGGTGTATACTTTGTCAGATCTATGTAAAACCGTTACTGTAGTACCATCCAAAGCAATACTCTCATTTCTCACAGGCTTTGGCATAACCCCGGACAACGACTCTAAATCGACCGTTATTGTATATGAAGTATCAGCAGTGTGACCCGCCTTTATTTCTCTTTTTGCCGTGTAAGTAAAACTAGCCATTACCGACAAGCCTTATTTCGTCATTTGCCTGCGCTTGTTCCATGGCTTCCACAACTATTGTTCTAATGCCTTCTTCTGTACCTATGATATTCCCCTCTATGTATATCCTAATTTGAGTAGAGTCTCCCACATCACTCCCGTTTGATGTTACCGCTGCTGCTTCCTGATTATCATTTGAACTGGTGACAGTCCCCGCTGAGCTAGGAATAGAACCAACACCGCCACCGCCACCGTACGACGTGGCTTTTATCGCGCTAACCTGTGCAACCCCGGCAGCCAAATGCCCGGCAGCCAATATACCGGCCAGCGGCTGAGGGTAGGCTGCTAGCGTTTCTGATACTCCCCTGTGTGTATTCACAATAGCTTGAGCTATACCGGCAACTTTATTGATTCTAAATAACGCTTTATTGTGCTGAGCCACTCCAGCAGTAAGAGTAACAAGTTCGCCGAGTACCTGGCTTGTTTGCTCCCTAGTTGAAAGGGCTTGAAATTTACTTCTTTCGGAAAGTCCTTTTTTTGTTATATCCGTTAATTTCTTTTCGTGGTCTAGCCTGTTTTGCTCCAACAGCTCTTGATATCGCTGCTCGTTTATTAAACCACGCTCGAATGCGTCTTCAATTATGAAATCTCTATTAGCGTACGAATCGAAAAGCCTTTGCTCTTCATTCATCAGGGCGACTGTTAGCGAGTCTAGTTTTATTTGTAGTGTAGCGTCTGCCTTTTTTTGGGCCTTAACTTCCTCCTCACCGGCTACTATTCCTAGCGGTATGGTATCTGCTATTTTCTTTTCTGGTTTAAATTTTCCGCCTGTTTCTGTTAGATCGTCCATGGATTTCTGTGCATCCCGCAGAGACCTAGCTATGCTTGATAAAAGGCCGTCAGATTGCTCCTGCTCTTTGTTAAGTTTTTGCTGACCGATTATCATTAATTCCATGCCAGACACTCGCATTTTTTGAGTGTTTAGCATTTTCAAAGTGCCTGAAGCCAAGTCTCTGAGTCCCGCCCTTGTTCCGTCTAAACCTCTTTCTACTTCATCGTTATATTGCTTTGTTAAGAAAACAAGCCGACTCCTTGCCGCTTCTATTTCTCCAGTATCAACAATGGTAGATTGAGTGCTATTAACCGCAGAGTTCATAGCTTGTATTGAATTAGCTGTAGCGTCAACAACCAATTGAGCTGCGGCCACTGCGGCCAAACCTTTCTTACCGAATAGCATGTATCCGACTATGCCCGCTGTAGCCAGTCCTTCGCGCTCGTTAAAATAATCGATTACTCCATCTGTGGTTTCTACCATCGTAGCCAGCGACCCTATGCCAACCTTTACAGCGGTTTTTATTTCTTTCTGGAATCCGCCAGAAGCTAATGCCGCCTTTGTTAATTTGTCTGATATTTGCGCGATAGGCCCTTGTAAGTGCCTGCCCATGGTTACTGCTAGCGCCGAGGCTGTCGCCTCCAGCCTGGTCATATTGTCATTGGCAAGCGCCGCGCCGTCAGCGTCATCCCTAGACAATGTTATGCCTAGCATTTCCGCCTCTTTCCTCATCGCTCTTATGCCAGCGGCCCCGCCCTCCATGGCCTGTATTAACCCAACACCACGACCGCCGAATAAGTCCATTGCTATACGTACTTTATCGCCCTGGTTTGATATGCCCAGCATTGCGTCTGCAATAGCTTCGAACTGCTGTTCTGGCTTTAGCCTGTTTAGCTTTTCAGCATCGAGACCTAAATCTTTTATAGAATTGGCGGCTTCACCGGTGCCTTTAGAAGCATCGGAAATTTTATCCACCATGTTCTGAAATCCTTTTGTCAGAGTTCCAAACTGAACCCCGGATAATTCAGCAACATGCCTATACTCGCTAAGGGCCTCAGTAGACGACCCCAGTTTGATTGACAGTTTTTGTATCTCATCAGCGCTATTGATAGCCGATTTTGAGAGCGCAAGCATGCCCCCGGCGGAAACCGCGCCAGCGATAAAACCAAGTTTACTTATTTGGGTGGAAAGAGTTAAAGCCCTGCTTTTTATTCTGTTTAACGCACGGGAAGCTTTTTTTTCAAACGTGTTGAAATGCTTAGACGCTTTTTTTGTGTCAGAATTTAATCGGCCTGTTTCTAAACCGAGGTTGACAATGAGTGACCCTACAACATTATTCGCCATTTCTGATCCTCATATGTGCAACCCATCCTCGTATTTCGTCCACTGAGAGTTCAAGGACTTCGGATACCGACTTGCTTAAATACTTACCTATGTCGAATAAGACCAGCAAATCAGTATCCTTAATTAGTTTTTTTCTATTTCATCCGTCGAAATATCTACACCCGTCATAGCGAAAAATATTTTCGAAATTACCTCGAAATCGAAATCATTCATAAGACCAACTAAAGCTATGTCCTTAAAAATATACTCGCCGTTTTCATCTATAGCGCGAGCCTTTACATGCATGCAAATACCTTCGGCTGTAGACTTTTCGGCCATTTTTTGTATTTTCTTTTGCTGCGAGCCGGTCAACGGTTTCCAGTATATTTTTTTGCCTGGAAGCTCTTCAATAGTGCAACTTTCTAACTCACCGTTTAGCCGTTCCTGGTAAGTATCTTTTAAAAGATCCGATATTTCACTCATTACGCGACTGTTCCAACAACCAAGGCACCTACGCCTTGAAGTGAAAAAGACCGACTTGTCATAGCTTCATCAGCAATAGTTTTGCTTGCTGATGTAACTATCGCAGTCCCTGTAAGGGTTTCATCACCGCTTGTATCGCCTTCCGGCTGTAGCACTACAGAAACAGAAGCGCCGATAGCCAAAGCGCCTTGCCCGGTAGTATCGGATTTGTCCCAAAAACATTCTATTGTTGCCGACCAGCTTGTTCTCCCAGCAATAGAAGATTCAGCGGTATCATTTAGGTTTGTATTCGATATTGTGTTAGCGCTTTCTTCTACTGTAAAACCATTTATTTCTGCTACAGTATTACTAGCGACTTTCACAAGTCCGCCTACGCCTGTTTTAGCTGCCATTTATTTCACCTTTTCATTTGATTTTTTCGTCTTAACAGGCGGCACTTTTGACCACCCACGGTTTTCCATAGTTTCGACTTGCGATGCGTGTACATCGACCGGCTCTTTTGAATCTTTATGATACATTTTCATTGATTATTCCCAATAAATTAAGTAGTCGACTATTCGTGCTGTTTGTTCTGTCTCTAAATCATAACTCTGGTCAAAAACATTTTCTAAACGACTGTCTATAATGGTTGTGCTAGCAATAGTCGCTTGATATCTTGTAAAAGCTAATTTTACAGCATTTTCAAGACTAACAGTAGTAGAAACGCTATCAGACAACAAAGTAAACTGTATTCTTGACTGTAATTTACCGCCGTCTGAGTTAAGGTTTGAGTCAATCGGCACGCTAGATATTAGCTGATAAACAATTCCTGGCAATGGCTGACCATCTGGGTAAGTATTCGCATAAACTCGGTTGCTTACAAGATCAGTAACCTCTGATACTTCTGCTAGTCTTGCGATAATGGCTTGTTCTAAGCTCATTTTTTAGCCAGCTTGCTGATTCGTTTTTGTATCATTAGAGACATAGCCTTTACCGCTTCCGCGCTTTTTGAATCTAACGCCGGTCTTATGAACGGGGTAGCCGCCCTGTTCTTAGTTCCAAACTCAACTAAACCAGCATACCATGCGTTCATCCCTCTGGACTGCCACTTCTTGCCGCTTCTGGTTACTACTGAGACAACAGCATCGCCAACGCGCCGAGACCTGGCAACAACTCTAATTGAACGCCTTAAATTCCCGCTATTACCGACGGGCGCATTTAGTCTAGCTTCTTTCGCTATAACGTTAGCGCCTTGCCTGACTGCACTTTTAGCGACTTTCTTTTCAAGATCTTTGCCTAACTCTTTCAGGGCATTATCAAGCTCTTTGCCGCCTTGTATTTTAAAGCTGAGAGTCACAGTATAACCTTATCTCACGTCTACCGAAGTCAGGGTCAAACGCTGCAAGTATATTATAATACTGCCCCTTGCGATTGACCCTCATTTTAGTTGTTACGCCTTCGGTAAATCGGATTGTCATGACAGCAGTAAGGCTTGAATGCTGCTGCTTTGCATTTATAAACTCCTTTCCTGAGTTCGTTAATATTTCAGCCCAAACTGTTTTATACGTGGCCCAGGTGTTTACAACTCCACCATAAGAATCCCTCGATTCCGTTTTATGCTCAATTTCAATGCGATTATTTAGCTTGCCAGCTCTCATATAGCTACAGCCCGATAAGTAGCGAGCAATTCCGCAACGCCGAAGGGTATACTGGTAAGAGGGGCAACTGAAACGCTCTCTCTGTTTGAGTTCCAGTGCGAAATCAATAGCAGCATAGCTAGCTTTATGTCGCCCTTAATGACCCCAATATTTGATTGACCGGTAACAGCCGTTATTTTAACGGCATTTATCTGACTAACTAAATCACTAGCCGAGTTATCATTTAGAATTAATAAACCTTCTTGCTCGTCAAGATGATAATCAGAGGCCGTAAGGCTCCCAGAATATGCCGAAGTGTTGATTTCTGTCTTGTATTCGAAAGAAGTTATAGAAACAATGGGCTTGAATATCTCGTAATGACTCTGAATACCGTCAAATTTAAATGCGTACGTAGATGAAACCAAAGAATACCCAAGCACGTTTTCTACATAATTACGCGCAGATTCTATATAAATCCTTAAATCGTCGTCGCTATCAGTGCCGTCTATCTTGCACTGGTTTCTTGCCTCGACTAACGATATAGCCTCTGCTTTTGCGTCTAATATTCTTTCGAATTTCATTTTTAATTACTTTTCTTTTCCTTTCCCTTTCCCTTTTTAACAATCACCGCCGCCCCGCGCATACCATCAACAGCGTAACTAGCAAAGTGGTCTGGCACTGGGTACTCTTTGTCTGCTTCCAGGAAGCCGTAATGGGTGGTATTAAATGATTTCAGTATCTTGATAGTTTTCATTTTAAAACCAGGGCCATTGCTGACCCCTTTCCTTTAGTTAAAAATTATGCAGGGGTTAAACCACCGGCAATTATTAAAGATGGACGCTCGATAGTTAACGCTAAACGCCTTTCAGCGCGAACTGTAATCAAGTTCTTTGTAAAGTTGTCATCGTCTGAATCAGACATTTCAACTACTACGCCTTCGCGGTTGTGTATCGTCCCGGCCATAGCGAAATCGCCAACCACAATTTGACCGGCGGTTATGCCATTGCTCTGAACAACTCGAACACCATTCAGCAGCGGGGCCATTTCGTTAGAATAGTCAACCCGAACCGCGTTTACCGCACTATCTGTAATATCTACCTGGATTTGTGCCCAGTCAGCAGGGTTAAGCAAGATAGCTGTAGCACGACCGCCTAAAGCCCACAAAGCGCCTTTGATCTTTGTTATCAAGTTGATCTTCTTTAACGTGCCTAAATCGGCATCAGCAAAACCATGAGCAGTAAAATTGCCAGTATCTAAAATACCAGAAATATTCGGAGATACTCCATCGCCTGAACCAAGCTGAGTCTCAACACGTCGATTAACGCCGTAAATCATGCGGAAATTAACGTAAGCGGCTAGTGCCGGGGCGTCTGAGGCAAGCTGCTTTGATATCTTCAACCAGTGTGCGACAGTAGATACATGCATTGTATTCAATGCCCACGTGATCGCCGATTCTGCCTTTTCCGCTGCTTCCGCTGCTTCCGCTGCTGAATTGGTGAATGAAGCTTCCCTAGTGTATTCAATAGCATTGCTGCTAGTAGGAATTGACGGGAAAAGGTCTTCAAGCGTTAGAAAAGGGAAATCGCCAGGAACTACACCGGGCTTACGGTCTGGAGCAACGTTTGTATCAGAACCGGTCAGCGTATTATTCTGAACCTCGACTCTTGCTTTTTGGGCAGAGCCTTCGCGAAACGCATTATACTGCGGCGAGTCCGTGAACTGCTTTCCAATAGATTTAACTTCCTCGCCACCTGCTGGCGTGCTAGAGGACTGCTCAATATTTAAAAGCCGGTCAGCTATTTCCCGCTGAGACTCCGCGAGCTTGTCCATTGCTGCCACAGTGTCTTCGTTGGCCTTGCCAGACAACTTGATTTCTTCGGCGGCCTTGTCCTGAAAAGCTTTCATTGATTGCTCAATGGACTCAATTTGTTTAGTAATTAATTCGATAGTCATTTTTATACCTATTTTTGGTTAAGTGATTCGGGAACTTTAAATTTATTCAATAAATCGGCAATACCCGCTAGTTCGTCATCGTTGTCAGAATCACTCTGAAAAACAACTTTAGCCCGGCTCGATAGAGCTGTAGCTTTAGATCGAGATATACCGGAATCTCTCAGGTATCTCTCAAATTCTTTTATTGTGTCTATGCTAGAAATATCGATTTCGTTTTTCACCGGCATAGATTTAAAATATTTCTCAAATCCGTGGCATCTAGATGCAACTCCTATAGCGTCTGTTATCGTATCAGCAAACCCATGCTCTACAGCTTGATGGGCGTTCATCCATGTTTCCTCTTTCATCATATCAGCAAGCTCGTTTACATCTTTTCCTGTGCGCTTATGATAGATATTAATAACTGAGTCTTGTAGCTTTTCAACTATGTCGGCCGCTTTTCTAATTTCTTCGGAATCTCCGAATGCCCCACCGTAAGCATTGTGTATCATAACCCAAGAATCCTCCGGCATACTAATATAATCTGACGCCATCAATATAAAAGATCCTGCGCTGGCTGCTATTCCTTCTACATGCCCGTAAACTTTCGCTGGGTGAGACTTAAGCGCATTATACATTGCAAAACCATCTAGCACGCTTCCACCTGGCGTATGGATAGAAAGGTTAATTTTATCGACGTTTTTAGGCGCTCTTAACTCATCAATAAATTCTGCGGCAGTTATTCCCCACATCCCGATTTCTTCATGGATAGAGACGTTAAGCTCGCCCGCCGATTTGTTTTTTATCGAGTACCAATTTTTCATATTATTGCATTATCTCCTTTTCTGGAGTTGGTTTCGTTGACTGCTGTTCGCCAAGCTTGTCAACAGGATATAGGTTTGACTGCGCTGTAAATATTTCACCGCCGCTATAAGGAGGTAGATTTTCCTTTTTCCTCGGCTCATTTCTGCTATATATCCCGTTTTGTACGCCTTTTGCATATATCTCCATTCTATCACCTAACGAGGCTCTTAACAAAGCATCTAAATTGAATTCTATTTCTATGTTTTTAGCTCTTTGCCTCGATGTCAAAACCCGCTTTTTTATTGCTTGTTCTATTCGCGATAGCTGAGGGCGTAAGTTTAATTTATGAAAACCGTTAATTATCTCGCCGACGCTCGAACCCAGAGTTGTTGTGCTGCTCGCGTCGTTAATCAATACCGAAGGCACACCAAACCATCGGGCCAAGTCTTCAACAGAAAACTTTCTGGTCTCTAATAGCTGTATATCTGCCGGGGCCATTCCTAGCGCCTCGAATTTAAATTGAGCTTCTAGTATATAAAGCTCGTTGTCTTTGCCGGTTACGATATCATCGAAATTTTCCTTAAGCTTTGCTCTCTGATCCGAATTGAGCATGTGATCAGACATTAAAACACCAGGACGCCTTGCGTTTTTCCCGAAAGTTTTATTCGTGTGATTTTGCGCCGCAACTGCAAGACCAACGCTAGATCTCATGTAATCGAGTCTTGACAGTCCGATTACACCGTTACCCATGCCGCGTATATGCAATATATCGCTTTCAAGATATATTAATTCTGTATTGTCGAACCTGTAAATATAAACAAGACTGCCATCGTCAGCTACAATAACTTCCACTTGCTCCGATGAAAGCGGCCATAGCGCTATCGCCTCGCCTTTACCGTCTCTCAGCACACGTGCGTAAGCGTTGCCGCGAAAGAAATAATTTAGCATCATTTGTTCCCAGAACTCTTGTGAAGTCTGTCGACTGTTCGGCGAGTCATGAAGAATATTATAAATTCTGAGACTTTTATCTACGCTTCTATTCCCTTCCGGGTCTGACACGTAAGTTACCAGTGGTAAGCTTGATATCGTTTCGACTAGCAGAGATACACAGGCCCATACTGTTGAGACCTGAAGCGCGCCGTCTACCCCTACTATGACAGTATTTTCATGAACAATATTTGAAGGAGAGCTGTCCTGGCTTCCTTTTTTCTGAGTATTAGCGTTGCCTCCAAAGAACCTACTAATTTTCGAAAATAAGCTCATGCTGTTACCGGATCGTTGAGAAAGTCATCTATATTCATAGCCTGTTCCTGACCTACCATTATTCGCCCTATTGCCATTATTGCAGCAACAACACCATCTATTTTGTTTTCAGGCTTCTGCTTCCGAGGATATACGTTGTCCTTTGCGTCAATATGACCAACTAAATTCGAGAACATCCAAGTCATGCAGGGGTTTGAATCGTAATGAAACCGGCCAGAAACTATAGCCGCTTCTAGTTCGTACATCGCAGGAGACATATTCTGTACAGTGTTCCGAAATTCAACAATATTAGCGCCACCGGATTGCAGACTTTGCGCAAGCTGCGATGCTCTCCATGGGTCGTAAGCTATTTCACTAACATTGCAATCAGACATACTTTGCTCTATTTCTTGCTGAATTTCATTAAAGTCAATTTCATTGCCATCGGTCGCGGTTAAATATTCGTCTATAACCCACTTCTGATACCTTTCGTTTTTCGGGTCAAGTGCTGTATCTTCTGGAATATAGAACTTTGAAAAGAAATAATAGTGCATTTTACCATCAATCTCTCTGTAAAACACCTTGGGCGTCGCTACGATGTCTATTTTAGACGCTAAATCAACAGCTATAACACAATCATCGTTAGCAAAGTCTTTAATATCTAAGGATTCAGCGCATTTATTGACATCCTCCATGTTTAAAAATGCTACGTTCGCGCCTACCCAGACGTTTAAATGCTTGCGTTTAAATGCATTCTGTTTGGCCGCTGACCTTACAGCCTCCTTCTGCTTTGCTAATAAGAATTCACCGCTAACTGATATGTCAAAATTAGGATTAGCCTTTTCCAATATAGCCGGGTCTGTCCAGTCGTCCCCCTCATCTATTCCGTAAATTAACGCAAAAGTCTGATTATCTTCGAACACCCCCGCCAACATCTTTATGCACTCTTGCTCTAAACCGAAACAGGGGCGGGAAATGTTATCTCCTGCCGTTGTGGTTATTCCCATTAATGGTTGCTCGCGCGCGCCCATCCCTGTTTCCATTGCATCTACAAAATGATTTGTATCTTGTTGGTGATATTCATCGGCCACCGCAAAACTAGGACTGGATCCATCACCAGGCTTCCCAATCAACGGTTCGAACTTTGACCCATTAGCAAGTATTGTTATGCTTTTCGCGTTTACAGTTATGCCGAATTTTTCCTTATAGCCGGGCGTGTTTTGGCACATTTTTTTAGCTGGAACAAAAACTTCCAATGCTTGTTTCTCTGTTGTTGCGCCGCAATAAACCTCAGCTCCGAACTCCCCATCATTTGAAAGCATTAGATTACCCAGTGCTGCGGCTAACAAAGTTTTCCCGTTTTTCCTTGGAACTTTTAAGTAAAACCTCCTAAACCTTCTTAGCCCTTTGCTGTTGACCCAACCAAATATATTGCATACTAAAAACTTCTGCCAAGGCCCCATGGTTAATTTTAACTTTTTGGCTGCCCAAGCCCCTTTGGTGTGCGGCATCTTCTCAATGAAACGACAGGCTTTTTCTGCTTTCTCCGCGTCGTATACGTAATCAAAATCCTCTCTATAAAAATCATCTAAGTACCTTTGGCATGCCTGCTTTATCTGCAAGCAAGCATCGATATGTCCTTTTGTTACATGACAAGCATAGATATATGCGTCTTGAGAATGCGGGTAATTGTCGAACGCGTCTAGCATTAATCGTCAAAATCGTTTTTCTTTTTCTTTGCCGGGATTCTTATTTTTGATCTGTCCGCCGGGGTCATGCCAAATTGGCTAAGGTACTTAAAAAGCAAAGTCTGGTCTGACATAGTTATCTTAGCGATTTCACCGCCAGGCCCCGGCAATCCTCGGCACTTAACCAAAGCATTCGCGGCCATTTCTATCGCTATCCTATCGGCCTGGCCTAGAACGCCGCCTATAGAAGTGCTTATTATTTCGTTCCATGCCTGTTTAGCGTTTTCTGACAAGTGCATCGGCGGTTCTCCAACCGGATTATCGTCTACCGGTTCCCCTTCTCTTTTTTTTAGCCTTGCCGGATCTTTCTTAAACGCGCCTTTTAGGGCTAATATGTTTGTTGGTTTTCTAGGTCTACCGGCCATTATCATTCCTACTTAGTTTGTTATATTATAACACTTCCATTTTGCGGGTGTAAAAATTAAGC